ATTTTATACATATACGCCTATAAAAGAACGAGCAGACGCTATGAAAGTGCATGTTCAAAACGAAAACCCAAATGGCGGATATATATTTAGACAAACTGATGATTGGTCAGGGAAAAGCGGTGGCATACCGATAGTAAAAACAATCGGTCTTGAATATATACCTAAAGAATTATGGGGTAATGGTAGTATAGATGTAGAAGGAACGGGAAGTGTAGAAAACGCCAGAGTCGTTTATTCTTACAGATATGATAACTCATGCACCACACCTCTTGATAGTCCTACTTGCGACGGATATGCAGATGCAGTTTTAAATTTAGTGCCTGAATCAACTGTCATAGAAATTTATAACGCTTTAGAAGATGAAAACATTAAGGAGGAAAAATCTGATGTGGAATATGAAGAAGAAAACAAAAAAGAAAACGAGCAAAACAAAGAAGAAGAAATAGAAAGAGCATTAGCCATTAACAAAGATATTTTAAAGTTTGGTAATAATTTAATTCAGAATCAATTATTAAGCCAAATGAACAATGCTATCAACATGAATAGTTATTATCAACAAACTATTAATGGCGGTGTTTATAAAGAAACCATTGTATTAAAAGATAAAAAATTACCAGATAACAAGCGTGGTGCTAGGATGGGTTTAGCAACTCAAATACTCCATGATAAAATGGTAGATATGCAATATAACCGAGGAGAATAAACATGGTTAAAGAAATAGCATTAATAGGAATAGTAGGAATTATGAGTTATGGCGGAAGCAAATCAGCGTTCGCACTTGATGTTCCTATATCAGCATCAGTAACGGGTTCTTGTGTAATTAGTGTTGAAAACAACGGAACATACGGACAACCAAATGCTTATAAGTTATCAACTGCACCTGCTGATGGTGGTCAAATGCCAATTACTCGTGTTGATGTAACTCTGGCAAGTGCTTATAAAGTTAAATTTACAGCACCAGATAGTTTTAGTTCATCACCCGTTTTAAATGATGTAGTTACATTTACTGGCGACACAGAAGTTAGTGCCGTATCAGACGCAACTAACATGGCAGATTATGAAACAGACAAAGTTGAAGTCGATATGAGTGACGAATATACTTTAAGTGCTACTGGTTCAACATGGTTTAAACACTCATCTACTGCTAACAATGGTGGTGACAGAGCGTTCCCTAGCGGTAATTACACAGCCTATGTGACAGCAGAATGTATCGCTATCTAATATTTTTATTGTTAGTTGGTAATGTTAATGCACATCAGATGTCGCCAACTTACCCAGAATGGTCGGCTAGTTATTTAGACGGCATATCTAATACTCGTGTTAGATTGTTTAATAAGCGTGAAGATGTCAAATATTATGAAGTAGGCGTTTTTGATAAAGACATGAAGCCAATACCTTTTGTGACGCAATATCATTTAAGAGGGGTAAATTTTAATCAATACGCTACTTTTGATATTTTTATAAACGATAAATATAAAAAAGATGCCGTTTATGTTTGCACAGAGTCAATGCTGACCGAAGTCAAATCTAGTGGCGTTGCATCTAAAATATGCTCAAAGTTTAAATAATGGGCTTCCAAATTTCCGTTTTAAGGCGTTTTTTTTTCTTAGTCATGATAACGCTAGGGGTAAAAGCAAACAATTCACTTAATCTGCAATTACCTAGTCCGTATAACAATTATTCCTATGATGAAGTTAGAACGACTGATAATATGTCGTGTAAGAATGCCATAGGGGGTTCAATTAATTTTGAAATGGGTATGACGGGTATCGTTAATAACGCTAGTAATATTTTTGAATCAAACGCTGATGAAACAAAAGATGTCGGGTTATACGCCAGAATTAACATACCGCTAAATGCACCTAAAGAAAGAATTAACTGCAACACTTTGTATAAGTTAGAATTACACAAAAAACGATTAGAGGTAATGAAACTAGAAGCAGAACTTAAAAAATTAAAAGACTTACAGTTTATTAATAATGACAAAAAAGATTGATATAGAAGCAACTCAGGAAAAGATAGCAAATGCTAAACTCTCGCTTTTTGGTTGGGATTTTTCTCCAACTCAACTTGGACTTGGTTTCGGTATATTATCTTCTGTTATCGCTACTCTCTATGGTGGTTTTGTTATGTATCAAAAAGTAGAAGCAATAGCAGGACTTGATATTGAGGCGTTTCAAACTAGAATGGATATGATTGAACAGCAAGTTACAGCAATTAATCAAAACACAGATTCAATTAAGATAGATTTGAAAGCAGATATTAAAAGAGCCGAAGATACTGCTGATGATTCATACAGATTTGTGAAAGAAGTAAATAAAGATTTAAATGATGAGTTAAGAGGTTTCCGTAAAGACATGAAAGAATTAGAAGATAGAATTACGGATAAGTTAGATAAGGCATTATCAAACCCATTAGCAGATTAATGAAATACAATAGAGGAAATTTAGATAATTTTATGAGCGATACAGAATTAGAAATTAAAAAGATAGAAGAAGAATCTATGGAGAACAGTTGGAAAGATGAACTAATCGTTATAGTTTTTTCTTTACCCGTTGTTATTAATTTTGTCATGCCGTTGTTTAGCGAAATGACAATGAAGGATGCTTGGCTTAATTTGAAGGAAGCACCAGAGTGGTACACAACGATACTAACTATTTTAGTATTGGTTGTATTCGGAATGAGAAACCTTGTTTATAAATTAGCCGACAAATTATTTGATACTGGCAGTAAAAAAGATTGTTGTAATAAATAAATGATGGTATCTTAACTATCGGGCAGGTTCTCTCCAACAATGACTTGTAAGTGTTCCTCAAAGCACTCTGCACCTGCCCACTTTTTATGTCCGTTTCCGCATTAGTTTTTTTAAACCATATATATGGGTGTTATTAAATTTAGTTACCTAATGTGGTTATGGACACCAAAACGGATTCCAAATTTTAGATTCTAGAAACAAAAAGGGGCTGACCTAAGCCAACCCCTAATGTTATTTTATGAATTTCTTTTTAACCAACCTGCTTCATCAAAGTATGGTGGGTTGTCTGAGAAATAATAACCACTTTCTGAATAGCAACTACCATCTTCTGGAAGTGGTTTGCCTATTTCTTTAAACATTACTAAACCGAATCCAATGTAACCTTCGCCTTTTCTACCATCGGCTAAGATTTCAAATTCTTTATCTTCAATTTTGAATGTTTTACCAGTTAAATCTTTCATAAGTATTTCTCCTTATATTTAGTTAAATAAAATATTAAGATACTTGAAGATTCATCTTTACAAGATTCAAATTTTTTTAGATTTTTAGAGAGCAACCTATCACTGTCACCTCAAGGTTAATATGAATATTATACGCCTTTTTGACGGGTAGTAACCATGTTTTGAGTAAGGGTATTATTTAATTTTCCAATCTTCAAGGAGTTGATAGACATCTTCAACAGAGTAAGCAACGCCAACTTGACCACCTGCTTCTTCGATTTGTTTTATACGCACCCTTTGAATAGATGAGAGCGTTCCCTTAGGGGTTTGGGTTTTTGGTTTTTTAACTTCAATGCCATAATATTTACCATCATGAATTATGGTTATATCTGGAACACCTGCTTTTACGCCTTCGGATTTTAACTTACGGGCTACCCCTATATTTCTGTGACCGCCATTAGGGACTGACCAAAAACAAATGCGTCTTATTTCAAGATATTGAACTATTGCTTTTTGTATTTTGTGTTCAACTTCTTGCATCTAATAATTCAAGAATGTCCTCACACAAATCTTCAATATGCTCACAAAGACTATCTTTAGTTTGGTCATCAACACAACGCTGAATTTGACCGATAACTAATTTAATATCTAATGCTTTGCTAATTACTTCTTGTTGTTTATCCATGGCAGTATCTTATATAAAAAAATAAAAAAAATGTAAAAAAAGTTAAAAAGGCGTTAAAAAGGCGTTATAATATGCTCATAACTAAAAAAAAAGGAGAAAGTTATGAACACAACTAAACCATCAATCTTAGATATTAAATATAACTTCGGTGAGGACTTTCACACTAAGTGTTTTGTTATTCACTTACAGTGGTTAGAAAATTACGGCGATAGTGAAAACCCTTCATTTAGATGGAAAGGTGGCGAGTCTTTGGTTTTCTGGGATGACAACTTAGCAAACATATATGCTAGGGTTGCAGACTTTTGTGCAAACTATAACACCAAGTATAGCGGTGCTAAATATCTTTTAAGTGATGACGAAAGCATGGACGACTTTATTGATAGACACGAGAAGGAAGCAGAAGTTTGTTATCCTGAACTTTATACGCTTACTGATGATAATACCGAAATGGTATCAATCAGGGAAGCAGACCCGTTTCCAGATTTTTAATTAAAAGGGGGATTAATTTCCCCCTACCCGTTAAAAAGGCGTTATAATATCCCTACATTAACCAAACCGCAAGGAGAACAAATGAAAAATCATGTTTCACAAATTTTATTAGAAAGAGTTAGAGAACAAGTCAAACAAGGCGACAACGCTAGATATATTGTTGCTCAATTAATACAAGACGGCTTTGATGCTTTTGATTCACAAGAAGCCGTTACAGAAGTTTTATGGGAAAACGAGGAGAGAGTGTAATGATAGTTGATACTTTAAACATGACTGATGTTATTGACAGATTAATGCAAGATAAATATGCAGGTTGGACTTACGAACAAGCAGAAGCACTAGCAGATTACTATGAACAACAATGTGGTGGCGAAAACTATCATTGGGAATTTAATAAAGTTGAAGTGCGTTCAGAGTGGTCAGCATATAAAACAAAACAACATCTTTTTGACCGCTATAGGTTTCTATTTCATGAAGATGAAGTAGCAAATATGGAAACTATAGAAAACGAAACACTCGTAATTAAGTGTAAAGATAATACATATTTAGTGAGGGAATTCTAATGGCAGAAAAAAAATTAACTGAATATATGCTATACAGATTAGCAGAAATGGTCGTTTGTGATTGGGATGTAGATACCGCTATTGATGAAGTGGTGTGGCTGTATGATAACCTAGCAAAGCACGACAAGGATTTATACAATACTCTTATAGAAAACGCTAATTCTATGGGAATAAAAGAAACAGATACCAAACTTAATGAATTATAACTGGGAGAGAGAGATGATTTACAAAGTAACTACAACTGAAAAAATTGTTTATGATGTGATTGCTGATTCTGAGGATGATGCAAGAACAAAATTGCTTACTTCTGACTATGACTATGCAGTCGTTGAATCTATGAGAATTGAAAAAATAGAGGAAGAAGAATGAACATGGAAGATAGCGAAAGAGTCGCAAGAGATTTAGTAGATAACTTACCAAGAAGAATGTCTATTCAATGGATAGGAACTATTATCTGGAGATTATCTCAAGAAAATAAAGAATTTGATAAAGCGATAAGGTTTCATTTTGCCAATATGAATGATGAATATAAAAGCCTATAGGAGAAAATAATGAAAAAAGCATCAATGACTGGGGCAGAAATTAAAAGTCTGCGACATGAACTAGGACTAACACAAAAACAATGTGCAGAAATTATTGGCGTAGGAACTCGTCAATGGCAAAAATATGAGCAGGGTTATCCATGTAAACAACTTTATCTTGATTATTTAATTAATTATGATTTAGGTAAAAACACGCCTTAATATCAGGTAAAATAATAATTTCCTTGTATGGTTGAAAATTACATTAAAAATTTTCAGGGGTGGATTAATTACCCACCCCACATCAAGCAAGGGTTAATCATACGGGGGTTAAATGGACAAACAATCATTTTTAATTTATAAATCATTTTACGAGCCAGTCAAACATCTATCAGATGATGAACTCGGAAAACTATTCAGAGCAATTTTTCAATATCAAATAACGGGTCAAATACCAGAACTAGAAAGTAGCATAAATATGGCATTTATGTTCTATAAAAATCAGTTTGATTTAGATAATGATAAATATGAAAAACGGGTTGAAACCCTGAGAGCAAACGGCTCAAAAGGTGGCAGACCTAAAAAAACCAAAGATAACCAAAAAAAGCAAAAGGTTTTTTCAGAACCAAAAAAAGCAGTTAATGTAAATGTAAATGATAATGTAAATGTTAAATATAAATTATTAACAAAAGACGGAACATACATTGTGACTGAACAACACTTCGAGGAATTACAACATACTTATCAGTTTGTTAATTGTGCTGAGGAATTTAACAAAATGAATATGTGGCTCAAGTCAAATGTTAGTAAATTAAAAACTAACAGAGGTATGCCAAGATTTATTAACAGTTGGATGAGCAGACAAGCAGACCAAACAAAAACTGAAAAAAGTCAAATGTCGTATGCAGAAATAGGCAAAATTGTTAGAAACGAACAAATTAACCAAAAGAAAGTTTTAACGCTTGATGAGATAAAAGAACTGCGTCAAAATGAATTAAACCAAAGGAGAATACAAGATGTACACACCAAACATTGATTATATTGAAGTCGCTCAATCTATACTAGAGCGATTAGAGATGGAATATAAATACGCTTCTGCTAAAGGCGTAGATAAACCACAAATGATTAGGTTTCTTGCTGAACAGTTAGAAAGATTACATGACCATGAGGTTTTATGTTGGCAGGAAGCATTAAACCAAATAGCAGAGGAAGGCAGACAACACCCACCTACTGTTCCTGAAATTATCAAAGTAATTAAAAGCATTGCTCAACAAACTAGACCTGCACTTCCGGTGATAGAAGTCGATACTCAGATTGATTGGATGCGTAAGTGGGAAAGTGCTGATGATAAAGCGAAGTTTAAATTTTATATTACAAACAGATTTATTGATGTTCCTTCTTATATTGAAAATTTATTTCATGATTACAATATGAAGCACAGAGGTTGGAAGCGTTGGGAATCTAAATACATGATGAGTTTTCATTATTGTCCAAAGTGGATAACACCTAGTGAAGATAACCCTCAAGAAGCCTACAAACAAATGAGGGAACTAACTCAAGAAAGACAAGAAAAGATTATTAAATACTTTCAAACGAGATGAGATTAAATCTTAAAAAGGTGACTGGTGTTACTATAGTCCCAGAGGACAAAGAATCAGCAGATTTTATAGATAAACTAAAGATTAACGAAGTTATTACTGCTGAGTTTAAAAAGCCGAGAAACTACAAATTTCACAAAAAGTATTTTGCATTGTTAAACTTTGCTTATGAGAACTGGGAACCAGAAGCATTACAAGATGCTAAATGGGATAATGTTATTCCTGAAAAATCATTCAATAGATTTAGGAAAGACTTAATCATACTAAGTGGACATTATGATGCGGTTTACAGAGTTGATGGCTCTGTCAGGATAGAAGCCAAATCAATAGCGTTTAACAAAATGAACGAAGAAACCTTTGCTGAACTTTATGATGCTACAATAAATGTCATACTAAAAAAGATATTAACAAACTACAGCAGAGAAGATTTAGATAAAGTAGTTGAGCAATTAGAGGAATTTTACTAATGGCAACAATAGAACAAAAATACGAAATAGCGTTACAGATGCTATCAGATATAACAAATCATGTAGCAGAAACAAGCCACGCTACCCCATCAAACTTTGATGACCATATAGAAGCAATCATAGATAATCCTGAATTATTTGAAATAGAAGAAGAATGTCAAAACGAAACTCTACAATGACACAAGCCGAAAGGCGTAAAAGATTTGATTTAATATCGCAGATGGGTTGCTGTGTGTGTAAAAGACCTGCAGAGATACATCATTTAATCGGTCATAAATACAAAGGCATGGGCATGAAAGCAGACGATATTTATACGATTGGTTTATGTGTTGAACATCATAGAGGTCATCAGGGAATACACCAGTTAGGCATGAGAGTATGGGAAGATACATACGGCACACAAGAATATCATTTAGAAAAAGTAGAAAATTTTTTAAAAAAAAGTTTAACCTAGCGTTAAAAAGGCGTTATAATATGTTAGTAAGTTGATAAAACTTATATTTTTAACCAAATAACAGAGAGAATATTATGAACACACCTAGCAGAACAAACGAGATTAGTTATGTTAGACATCCTGAGTTTGACTCACCAGATGTTAATTACCAAAACGATAAAGAAAAACTACTAGACTTTATCGAAACTGTTTGCTTAACCTTTGAGCATAACATACCGAAAGATTATGACGGTGATTACGAAACTATAAGTAATTATGAATTTTGTCAAGATAGCATAAAAACTATCTATATCTATTCAGGCACATTCGGTTGGTCAGAGTTTAAACAGTTAGTAGATAAAACTCTTATTAATAAGTTTTCAGAGCAAGTTTTAAACGATTTAGACTTTTACCCAGAAGGAGAGAAATAATGGAATTTATAAGCACCACAACACATAGAGGAGACTTTGCAAGTTCATTAGCGGAAGATATTGGTAAAGGCTACATTAGTGTAGAAGATGCTAACGCTATACTTAACGGCAACAAAACATACGCAGAAGTGCAGTATGCAAAGCCAGAAGTTCAACAAGAAATTAATGATTGGTTGGACAATGGATAAACACTTTAAGGCATTCGTTCAAGATATGTTTATGAAACACAAGGACGAGTGCCGTTGGTGGAAGTTAAAGTGTAAGTATGGTAGTTATGTTAAATACTACAAACAAAATAGAAATTTTTTAAAGACTAAATATAAGGAGAATAAAAGTGAGCAAAAAAGATAGAGAATATATCATTGAGGAATTTATTTACCCATTGATTGTTATGAGCGGTTTCGTTGTTTTAATGTTATTTATGACGGGGGCAATAGTATGGATTTAGGAGTAATTAATACGATTATCGTAATATTAGGGGAGATATTGAAATGAGTATCAGTTGGGAAGATGTAGTAGATGTAGAGATAAGCGGTATAGATATGAACGACTATCCAGATTTTTGTGATGGTTATATAGAGAGTGCTTATAACATTAAAGCAGATAGACTATGCACAGAGGAAGAACTAGAGCAACTGGAAGCAGATAAAGATAGCATGTATCAAGCAAAATACGATACGATTTTTTAAAGGAGAGAAAAATGAGTCAGATTGATTGGGTTAAAGTGCAACTTAAAAAAGGAAGATTGATTAGTCATAAAACAGCCAACGAAGAATACGGCATATCAAGACTAGCATCAATTATTTGTAAGTTAAGAGAAAAGGGTTGGATTATTGCTTCTATTGAAACAGAAAGTGTTAATCCTTATACGGGAAATGTATCTAGGTATGCTAAATATAAACTGGAGATGTTACCAAATGATGCGTGAATTTTTAGAAAAAATGAAACTTTTAAATGAGTCATTAGAACGCTTTATTAACGAATTAAAAGCGAAACTAATTCGTAAGTAAGGTATAATATGGACTTAATAGAAGTATTGTTTGCAGGTGTAGTTTTGTGGACAATGTGGGAATTCTTTCAACTGTTAGAAGATACTAAAAAACAAGAGAGAGAATATAGACTAAAAACAAAGGAGAATGAAGATGGAAACAATCAACATTAAAGGCAAAGAGTATGTCACAGTAGATGAAAGACTTAAACACTTTCGTGCTAATTACCCTGACGCTTCACTTATCAGCGAATTAATCAGCAATGAAGATGGCGTTTGTGTATTTAAGGCAACTATATTTTTAAATGATAAAGTAGTGGCGACTGGTCATGCTTATGAGAAAGAGGGAAGCACTTTTATTAACAAGACAAGTTATATCGAGAACTGTGAAACAAGTGCGTGGGGTAGAGCGTTGGCAAATCTTGGCGTGGGGCTGACGGGTTCAGTTGCATCAGCAGATGAAGTGCAGAACGCTATATTAAACCAAGAGCCTAGAAAATTAAGCAAACAACAAATTAATGCTTCACTAGATATTATTGCTAAATGTGTTGAAGATAGCAAAGAGGAAAGCAAACTAGACGCTTCAAAGAAAAAAGCAAGGGCATTGTTCAAAAGAATAAATGACCCAATGATTGAAGCAACTGGTAGAACAATTATTATTGACGAATTAATTAAACATTACCCAGAGTGGGCAATGGAAATTAAAACAGATTAGCAGGGCTGACTACCAATGTTAATCGGGGGCGGTATCAATACAAACTTCTTGTGTTCTCCCCGTCCTCGTCAGGTTAAAAAAAACAGTCCGAGTTGTGGGCGTAACCCACTCTCTAATTAAATAACAAGGAGAGAATAATGGAAGAAAAAGAAGTTATATTTGCACAAGGGTTAAATTTCCCTAAAGAAACACCTAATTTCCCAGACTTTGTAAGAACTAAGTTTGGTATTAATAAACAATCATTTATCAACTGGTTAAACACTCAGCAAGGTGAATGGATTAATGTTGAAGTAAAGGTCGCTAAATCTGGTAGGCACTATATGTGTATTGATGATTATAAACCATCAACAGAAAACCCTAGATATGGCACACAACCAAGTCATGATGCAGAAGTGCAAGATTTTAGAAAAGACCCTGAAGACGAAATACCGTTTTAGTTATGCAAAAAGAACAAATGAAGTATGTGGACATTAACAATGTCATAGAGAACGATAGCAATCCAAGAAATATCAGCGAAGTAAAGTTTGCTAAATTAGTGAACAGTATTGAGAATTTTCCTCAGATGTTAGATTTAAGACCTCTGATAGTTAATGAAGATATGGTGGTTCTAGGTGGCAACATGCGATTAAAAGCGTGTCGTCAACTAGGTTTAAAGAAAGTGCCAGTCATTCAAGTTAAAAACTTAACAGAAGAACAACAAAAAGAATTTGTCATTAAAGATAATGTCGGGTTCGGTGATTGGGACTGGGATGTTTTAGGCAATGAATGGGATACTGAACTGCTAGAGAAATGGGGTTTAGATTTATTCGGCATAGCAGAAGATGTTGATTATTCAATACTTGATGATGCTGATGATGTTGATGCTGAACTTGAAAGCATGATTGATAATGTCAAGAAGTCTATTCAGATTGAGTTTAACCCTGAGCATTTTGAGGAAGCAAAAGAGTTAATTAAATTCTGGAGAGATAGAGAAGCGTATATCGGTTTATGGTTAATTGATAAGTTAAAACAAGAAAAAGAAAGAATGTGATTTGTTATATTCCTACAAAAAGCCGACCTAATACAAAGACTCACAAGTTATTTGAAAAAGTCGGCATTCAGGTTATCCACTTCATTGAGCCACAAGAGATGGATTTATATGATGTGCCATGTAAAGTAAACATTGGTGCTACCGACCAAGGCGTTCCCTATGTTAGAAACTTTATGATGAAGTATGCTAGGGAAAGAGGTCATGAGTGGATTGTTATGTGTGATGATGATATTAGTGACTTCGGCGTTGTTGTTAATGGCAGAAACAAAAGCAACAAAGATGCCAGTATCTGGTTAAAGATATTAGAAAAAGCCAAGAAACTTCCATTTGAAGCATACGGAGTTAGTTATGCACCATACTCATGGTCAGAAACTAAACCATACAGCATTAACAAAAAATTATTTGCCTCAGTTATGTTGCTTAATACTAAGAAGATAACATGGGATTATGACAACGGCATGAAAGAAGATTATAAAATGCTAGTTGATTGTATTATCAAGGGTAATGGCATAGTTAAGTTTAATCAAATGTATTTCTCAGCACCTGCTATGGGTAGTAATAAAGGCGGTCTGCATGAAAGTTATGAAGCAGGATTAGACCAAGAAGCCAATAAAATATTGTTGATGAAATATAATGGTTTTGCTAAATTAAAGAAATTTAAAGACCGATATGAGGTTAAGATAGATTTAGAAGGCATTGCCAAAAAGTATGGGAAGCAAGTTAAATGAAAACACATATTCTTAAGAAAGTTGAACACGAAACGAGAATCGGTGATAAATGTCCATATATTGAACCAAATGTCACAGAAGATTGTTTATTTGTAGAAGATGGCGAAGTAGTAGGGTTTTACATTCGCAATATTGGGCAACACAGCGAGAAACTACAAAAACTTATAACTGTGGCTAACAATGAATTATTATCAGACAGAGTGCCTAAATCTTTAATGGAAAGAAGTGATGTATGGGATACACAAAAGAAACTAGGCATTACTCGTAAACAAGCCATAGCACTATCAGTTGCACAATACTCAACTATCTTAGGCAGTATTCCACCTAGACCTCACATGAAACGACCTTATCCTAGTAGAAGTAGTGTTCATGCAGTAGAGTCAGCACAAACATTTATTAAAGCAATGCTACTTGCTTGTAAAGAAAGCGAACAATTAATTAAGAAATTAGCACCAAGTATTTATACTGCACAAAAGAAAGCAGTAGAAAAGAATGTTCCTAAAGAGTGGAGATTTGGTGAGTTATTTACGAGTTCTATTAGCAACTTTAATATCGCTGCACCATTTCACATTGACAGACAAAACATTAAAGAGTGTGTTAATGTAATAATAACAAAGAGAAAAAACAGCAAGGGTGGTTGCACAACAGTCCCTGATTATGGGGCAACTGTTGATAGTTGTAATAACTCAATGCTAGTTTATCCTGCATGGCGGAATGTTCATGGAGTAACACCCATTATTCCTACCCATGAAGGGGGATATAGAAACTCATTAGTCTTTTATCCGCTGATGGGTTTTGGTAAAAAGGATAAGACAGAATCTGACACATAAAAAAGGTATGGACAAAAGAAAACAATTAATGATTCAAGCGTTGGAAAAATCACTCGGTGTAGTGACTCCTGCTTGTAAGAATGTGGACATCTCTCGTGATACACATTATCGTTGGTTGAAAGAAGATGATGAATACGCTAAAGCCGTAAAAGATTTAGATAATGTAGCACTTGACTTTGCAGAAAGCCAACTACATAAACAAATCAATGAGGGCAATAATAGTGCAACAATCTTCTATCTAAAAACTAAAGGTAAAGTTCGTGGGTATATCGAGAAACAAGAATTTGATATGTCATCTAGCGATGGGACAATGCAACCTCAGATTATTGAGATTGTAGGTGTCAAGCCTAAACATAGTGAAAGTTAGACAGCAAATAACTGTTCCTGACAAATTACAAGCATTATTCGAAGGGGAAGCCAGATATAGATGCAGTTACGGTGGCAGAGGTAGTGCTAAGACGACTACATTTGCTCTTATGACTGCGGTATGGGGTTATCATTGGGGTATGTCAGGCAGACAAGGTCAAATAGTCTGTGGGCGTGAATTTATGAACTCGCTTAATGACTCATCACTTGAAGAAATAAAAGCAGCGATACGCAACATACCATGGCTCAATGCCTATTATGATGTAGGTGAAAAGTATATTCATTCCAGAGATGGCAATATATCTTACACTTTTGTAGGGTTAAGACGCTCACTTGATTCAATCAAATCAAAATCAAGAATATTATTAGCATGGGTAGATGAAGCAGAAAATGTTTCTGATACAGCGTGGCAAAAACTTATACCAACTGTGCGTGAACAAGGGTCTGAAATTTGGGTCACATGGAATCCAGAAAGCAAATACTCAGCAACTCATGAAAGGTTTAGGATAAACCCACCTGCTGGTGCTAAGATGGTTGAAATGAACTGGCGAGATAATCCATGGTTTCCAGATGTATTAAAAAAAGAAAGATTAGAAGATAAAGAGAAAAGACCAGATGTTTATGAACATATCTGGGAAGGCGACTTCTTAACATTTAGTGAGGGTGCGTATTATGGTAGAGAAATGCGTATTATCAGGGAAGAAGAACGATTAACAAGCGTAAGATATGATACTAGCACAGCAGTTGTTACGGCATGGGACTTAGGCGTTGGCGATTCAACAGCAATATGGTTTGCTCAATTTGTAGGAACAGAAGTGCATTTAATTGACTATTATGAGGGTTCTGGTGTAGGATTAGAACATTATGTCAAAGTCTTACAAGATAAGGGTTATGTTTACGACAAACACATATTACCGCATGATGTTAGAGTTAGAGAACTAGGAACGGGCATGTCTAGGTTAGAAACATTAGATAATTTAGGAATGAAAAATGTAGAGATAGCACCTATGTTAAACCTAGATGATGGAATACAAGCCGTTAGGTCAATGCTAGGTAAATGTTGGTTTGATAAAGAAAAAACTGAATTTGGTGTTGATTGTTTGGTAAACTATAGCAGAGATTGGGACGAAAATGGTAAAACATGGAGACTAAGACCTCGGCATGATTTATATTCGCATGGTGCAGATGCGTTTAGATATTTGGCAATAGGTTATCGTCCAAACTCAACAAACTGGGGCGAGCCTATTAAACGAAACTTACAAGGCGTGGTTTAATATGGCAATAACAACATATACAGAATTAAAGTCAGCAATCGCAGATTTTTTAAACAGAGATGATTTAACCTCTGTCATTCCAACATTTATAGCATTAGCAGAATCACAAATTAATCGTGATGTTCGTCATTGGAAGATGGAAAAAAGAGCTTCAGGACAGCAAAGTGCAGGAGATGCCTACATGCAAATACCTGCTGATTGGTTAGAAACTATACGCTTCCATATCACTGATGGTGGCACAAGACCACTAGATTTAATATCTCGTAAGGCACTTGAAGATAAAAGAGCAGGAAACGAGAATATGAGCGGAACGCCAAGATACTACACACATGCAGATAGTCAGTTCGAGTTATATCCAACTCCAAACGAAACTACAAATGTTGAATTATTGTATTATGCGAAAACAGATGCTTTATCTGAAAGTAATGCAGATAACTGGCTATTATTAGATTCACCTGATGTTTATTTATACGGTGCTTTAGTACATTCAGCACCATATTTAGCAGAAGATGAAAGGGTGGGAGTCTGGGCACAGATGTATGGTGCAGCAGTATCCCGATTAAATGAAATGTCAGAAAAGAGTCAATTAAGTGGTTCTGGACTGACAGTTAAAATAAGGGGAATGGGATGAGTTTTTCAAACTATTTAGAAACAGAAATACTAGACCATGTATTTGGTGGTAATGCTTATACAGCACCTGCTACATTGTATCTAGCATTATTTACAACTGACAACACAGATACTGGTGGTGGTACTGAGGTATCTGGTGGTGCTTATGCAAGACAAACAGTAGCATTTACTGTATCTGGCAACACAGCATCTAATTCAGCAGATGTCGAGTTTCCAACAGCAACAGCAAACTACGGAACAGTAGTAGCAGTAGCAGTTATGGATGCTTCAACTGGTGGTAATCAATTAGCATACGCAGGTCTTTCATCAGACAAAACTATTGAAACTGGTGATGTATTTAGAGTTCCTGCAGGTGACCTAGATATTACACTAGACTAATAAATGTCAGTTTACGGAAGTTACGAATACGGAAGATTAGCGTACTCAACTGGTGCAGTCCTTGAAGGTTCTGCTACAGCAAGTGCTAGTTCTTCTACATCTTGTACTGCAAATAGACAACAAAGCACATCAGCGACAGTAAACGCTAGTGCTAGTATCACTTGTAATGCAAGAAGAGTACCAGAGGGTTCTGCTCTCATTAATGGTGTTTCCACAACTTCTGTAAACACAACTGCAAATGGTTCAGTAATTAGAGGTGCTAGTGCTACATCAAGCGTTACATCTTCAACTACTGCAACTGCAAACTTTACTGTTGGTGGTAGTGCGACAGTTAGTGCTAGTGCAACTGTTTCAATCTCAGTAGAAAGAGCAAGATATGGTTCAGCAAGTATTTCATCAAACTCAACAATCACATCAAGTGGTAAGGTTAGTGTTAATGGAAGTGCTACTGGAACTGCAACTGCCGTTGCTACCATTCAAGCAACGAGAGTCCGAGAAGTAGATGCAAACCCTTCATCTACGGCAACTGTATCTTGTAACGGAAGATTTACAGCGAAAGGCACACCAGACACAATAACTGCCACATCATCAACAACAGCAAGTGGTGATTTAATAGTAGATGCAGACCCAGATGATGTAAGTGCAAGTTCAACAACAACTGCTACCTCAAATGCAAATGGTAGTAGGATAAGAGAATCTGGTGCATTAGTATCATCTACATCTAGTTGGTCTGGAGTAGGTAGAGTTACTGCTAGTGCATCATCTATTACAACAGCAACTGCAAGTGTCATAGCAGATAATGTAAGAGTAAGAAGTAGTGGTGCAACAATATCTTCTACATCAAGTAAAGCAGTAGTAGGCAGAGAAAAGTGGGAGAGAATTGCTAGGGCAACAACTACATGGAGTCAAATAGCGGCATGAGTTTAATACCTTTAAAATTACCTGCAGGAATATCGAGAAACGGAACAGATTATGAAAATCAAGGCAGATGGCGTGATGCTAATTTAGTTAGGTGGCACAACCAATCATTAAGACCTATCGGTGGATGGACACAAAGAGTTGTAGGTGGTGACGCAATAACTGGCGTTACTAGAGGAATGATTGCGTGGGTTGATAATTCAGACAACTCAAACTTAGCAGTCGGAACAGAATCAAATTTATATTACATATCAGATGGTGGTACAAGTTATGACATAACCCCAACTGGTTTTACAAGTGGTAGTGCAACTGCATCAACAAATACTGGATATGGTGGTGGATACTATGGTGGCACTACATCAAGTTTAGATGAAGACAGTTTATATGGCAATTCACAACCTTCAAGTGGTGTATTTCAAGAAGTAACAACTTGGTCATTGGATAACTGGGGTGAATACTTATTAGGCATGACTGCTGATGATGGAAAATTATATGAGTGGCAACTTAACACTGGAACAGTAGCACAAACAGTTAGTAATGCTCCCACAGACAACAGAGCAATGTTTGTTACAGAAGAAAGATTTGTATTTTTATTAGGTGCAGGTGGCAACCCAAGAAAAGTGCAATGGTGTAACCAAGAAGATAATACTGACTGGACTGCATCAGATGTAAATCAAGCAGGTGATTTTGAATTACAAACAACTGGACAGATAATGTGTGGTTGTAGAATGAAAGGCAGGTCATTAATTTTGACAGATAATGATGCTCATACTGCGACATATCAAGGTGCACCATTTGTTTATGGTTTTGAAAGAGTAGGCACGGCATGTGGTGTAGCATCAAGAAAGACATTAGTAGCGATTGATGAAGGTGCATTCTGGATGGGTAAAAAAGCATTTTTTATGTTTGATGGTTCAGTAGCAAAAGAATTACCTTGCGAAGTATCAGATTATGTATTTGATGATATTAACCAAGACCAAATAACAAAATCATTCGCAGTACATAATTCACAATATGGGGAAGTATGGTGGTTCTATCCTTCTGGTGGGTCAAATGAGTGCGACAAGTATGTTGCCTTTGATTACAAAGAAAACCATTGGGAAATCGGAGAATTAGAGCGTACAAGTGGTATTGATAGTGGTGTATTTAGACATCCTATATGGATTGACGCATCTAATAACTTATACAATCATGAAGATGGTTACACACATGGCAGCGAAACACCTTTTGTAGAGTCAGCACCTATATCAATCGGCAATGGTGACCAAGTGATGAAAGTTAATCAATTAATACCTGATGAATTAACACAAGGTCAAGTAAAAATAAGATTTAAGACCCGAAATTATCCTAATGATACAGAAACTACACATGACCTATTAACTATGGGTAATCCAGTATCCACACGCTTTACTGGTCGTCAAATTCGTATGCGAATAGAAGGCAATGGAAACAATAACTGGCGTGTCGGAACAATGCGTATTGAAGCAAAGGCAGGTGGGCGTAGATGAGTTCATTTAATCCACCACCACCATTAGGTGAGCGTTGGAAAGTCTGGGGTGAGTCTATTAATAAATGGTTAATTGCAACCAGAGACAAAATAACTAATTACAAGTCTGGCGATTCTGCATACCAAGATGGTCTAATGATGTGGAGAAGAAGTGATGATAAGGTCATTGTATCTTATGATGGTGCATGGCATCCACTTTCAGAAGGCGGTGGTATTAACGAAGGTAGTCATGGTTTGTTTTATGATACTACTACACAAACAGCAACTGCTATAAATACTGCATACGCTGTTACATTTAATAATAGTGCTTTGACTAATAATATTAGTATTAATAGTGGTGATTCATCAAGAATTGATTTTGCAAAAGCAGGAAAGTATCTAATTACATTTACTGCTACGATGGAATCTACAAGTGCATCAACAAAAACAGTCTACTTTTTTCCAAGAGTTAATGGTGTAGATGTATCAAACTCAGGAATTATTAGCACAGTCCACGAAAACGGACAAAGAAAAGTAGTAACTAGAAACGGAATATTTAGTTTTAGTGCAGGGGATTATCTACAAGCAATGTGGGGAGTAGATGATACAGATTTATACATAGCACCTGAATCAGCAACAGCGTTTTCACCTGCAACACCTAGTGTAACAATGACAATAAACGAAATAACAACATCATGATTAAAGAAGAATTATTGCGTTGTCAAAAGTGGATTGAAGATGCTTTAAACAAGGGTGGTAACACTCATGACTTTATAGATATTTGCCAAGGTGTTTTAAGCGGTCACATGCAATTATGGTCTAATGAAAAAGCGTGTGCAATAACAGAGATAGTAGTGTATCCTAATAAAAAAGTATTTCATGTGTTTTTAGCAGGTGGAAAACTGGACAAAGTGCTTGATTTACACGATAATTCTATAGAGTGGGCAAAAGCACAAGGTTGTTCAGGTATGACGCTCTCAGGACGCAAGGGATGGACTAAAGCACTAATGAGCAGAGGATGGCAACCTCATCAAACAGTATTAGCAAAGGAGTTTTGAAATGAGTGGCGGAAAAGGTGGCGGTAAAACAACACAAACAACAATACCAGATTGGGCTAAAGAGCCAACGATAAGAAACATACAAAGAGCAGAAGATGTTCAAAAAATCGGATATATGCCATATTATGGTCCCGATATTGCAGCATTCAATCCAATGCAACAACAAGCAATGCAAACTAACATAGGTGCAGCACAAGCATTTGGTCTTGCTCCACAAGGTATGGACGCTATGGCAGGAATGCCACAAGCACAACAATATGATTTAGGTGGGGGTCAAATGGTAAGTGGTTATTCCGCAGCACCACTTTATGAACAAGCAGTAGCAGAAATTGCGAAAAAAGAACCAACTTTTGCTGAGCGATATAAAGAATTATACAAATAGGTGATATTATGGCAGGGGCATCAGGACAACAAACAGCAGTTCCACTACAAAGAATGATGGGCATGACGGGGGCAGCACCAACTGGTGGTATTGTTCCTGCAAATGTTCCTAAACCTGCATCATCTCCAAATCAATTTGGTGGTGGTGATATAAATACAGCATCAGCAAGGTCAATAGCAGGTGCTATGGCAGGGACTGGTCAAGCAATGGGGTATAACCCACAACAAGTTCAGGCAGGTCAGTTAGCAACAACTAATTTAGCACAATATCAAAATCCATACACTCAACAAGTTATTGATGCACAAGCACAAGATGTATTAAGAAATGCACAACTAGGATTAAACCAATTAGGCACACAAGCACAAAGAGCAGGTGCTTTCGGTGGTTCAAGACATGGTATCGCTATGGGTGAGATTGGGAGAGGTGTTGCAGAAACACTAGGACAACAATCAGCAGGTCTTAGACAAGCAGGTTTTCAACAAGCACAACAAATGGCACAACAAGATATTGCTAGTAGAATGCAAGCGAATTTGGCAAACCAACAAGCAGGTTTAAGTGGTGCACAGTTTAGATTAGGTGCAGCAAACCAACTAGGGCAATTAGGCAACCTTGGTTTTGGTATAGGTCAAACTATAAATCAAAATCTGATGCAACAAGGTGCACAACAACAAGCAATGCAACAACAATTAATGGATTTAGCAGCACAAAGATACGCAGGATACACAGCAGCACCTTCACAAAGTTTAGGTTATGTATCTACAGCACTTGGTGCAAGTACTATTCCACAAAGTTCACAAGTCACTAGACAACCAGGACTGTATGACTATCTAACGATGGCTTCTAATGTAGCACCTAGAATGATGCAGTATTCTGATATTAGACTTAAAACTAATGTAGAAAAAGTCGGTGATTGGAAAGGCGTGAACATTTATAGATGGGAATGGAACGCTAAAGCAAAAGAGATTGGTGCTGATAAATTTGCCGAAATAGGCGTTATTGCACAAGAGGTAAGGGAAAGCCACCCTCAAGCAGTAACAACAGACAAAAACGGATATTTAGTAGTTAATTACGACAAAATTAAATGATTGATACTAATGCACTAATGGGTGACCAAAGCAAAGGCGGAAGTCTATTAGATTTTGCATTCAGTTTATCCCCTATTGGCATGGCATATTCAGGAATGAGAAACTTATCTGCTATGTTTAGTGATGACCCAGATGTCAGACGAGGAACAATGGTTGGCACTATGATGGGTGTTGACCCTAGTGTAGGTGATAAAGGTTTATTAGGTGGATTTGGCGGCGGAACTGGATATTATGGCGGTAATGCTTCTGGTGGTTTAGGTGGTGGTGGTATCTTTGGTG